GTTTCACAATGAAACCATCTGCAAAAATTTTATCATCTGCCATTATATATTGAATTTAGATTTTAATTTACTTAATTGAGTTGCGGACAATTCCGCTTTTTGTATTGCTTTCAATGCAGTTTGTCGATCTGATTTCATCACAACTTCAAATTGCTCATTTGAAAGTTTTGGCTTCATTCCTGATGCCATATTGCCATCATCATCCTCCGCTTGTAACGAAAGCAATGATTGCAATGTGTACCTCCTGAAATATGTTATTGCTGATCCGAGTTTCTGCGGATCATTTATTTCAGGAAGTTTCACTCCACTTTCAATGGAGTTTTTTCCATCACTTATCACGCTGCAAACCTCACCATTTTTGATTGGTTGCAACAACGTGAGTTCGTGTTTGTTTAGTATTGGCAACACCTCCCGAATCAATACATTGATGTCAAAGTATTTTGATTTGAAAAAAGGATTTGTTGCTGATTTTGAAATCGCTCCGATTTCGTTTTGCACTTTCAAAAGTTTTTCGTGCAAATTGTTTTCTGTTTCTGCCATAATTTTAAATTAAACGATTAAGATCAAACCCCAACGATTGGAGTTTTTTGATTTCATCCACCTGAAAAGTTCCGCAATTGTTCACCCTTGAACGAAGTGTTGGAATTGTCATTTCTAATACTTGACAAACCTTTTTTCGTGTGAGTTCCAATCGCTCCAATTCGGAGTTGAAATAAGTGTTAAATTCCATACTTGAAAAAATTTATTTTCGCTAATATAGAAAAAATTCTTTCTAAAAAGAAACCCCAAGCAAAAAAAATTTCACTCGAGGTTTCGGCAAACAAGGGAAAGTGAAGTGTTTAATTTTGCCTTAATTGGTTTGTGATTGTCACATCAGGATCATTGTTTGGAGTGTGTGCCACAAATTCGGATTCATTCCTGCGGAGGTTGTATTTTATTGTATTAATCATTGCGGATTGATCATCCTTGAAATTAGAAAAATTCATATACAACTTGTTTATTGGAGTTAATGGTTTTGTTTTCAATCCATATCCAGTACCTTCATATCGTGGCACATAGCTTCGATAATCATTCAAAATTTGTTGCGATGCATTTGTATCGTCATCAACATTAAGTTTGGGTATCCCAATACCATAAAGTGCATTAACAATTTCCTCATTGGCAATTGTTTCCCGCTCATAAACCCCTTTATTTTGAGCGATGGTTGATGTGAGTGTTTGTTCATTCCTTTCACTTGCAGTATCAATCACTCTTATATTATCCAAATATATTGCTAAATATCCCGTTCCGCTAGTCAGTACAGGTTGATAAAATGTGATTTCAACCCTCATGTAATATGATCCATTCAAACTATCTGGCAAAGATCCTGATTCTTTTTGCCATCTTTGAATTTCATCCTCATTTTCGAAAACAAGTTCATTGTAAACCAATGTTGTACTTGCTGAATTATTTTCTTTGTCGAAATATCTTGTATTTCCAAGTGATGTTGAAAATCCATAATCAATTTTTACTGAATAATAAAGTTTGTAGTCAACACTTGATGCGGTTGAATCGAAAAGATATTCAAATGAGTACTCAACATTATCAGCGGGAACATAATTTCCGAATTTTATTTTTCCGTTTTGTTTCAATGCAGTGATTCGTGATCCTGCACTTGTTGTGAAATTTGTGAGTTTGTAAGATTGATTATTGGATGCAACATAATCGTGTGTTGTTGCGACTGATCCATATGTTAAAACATATCCGCCACTGCCAAGCGGGAATCCCTGCCCTTCACTCATTCTGCCCAAAATCACACCTTCACGTTCGATATCGGATTCGGTGCGAATTTTATTCAATGGAGATAGGTATTCAATTGATAAATCATTCCCCAATGGTTGCAAATCATCTTTCATTCGCTTTGTAACATTTCGAGTTGCATTGCCCTCAAAAGTTCTACTATCACCAATCCCAAATGCTTGAAATTTAATGATTTCATTTTGCCCATTTGAAAGTGCGTTTTTAAAAACTGTACGATCATAGTATTGCCCAGAAAAAACTTCATCCAAATAGATGGAGTTTGGCACAACATACCAATCGCCAAATGCGTGAAATATCCTTGAATTTGATTTTAGCAAAATGTTTTCCAAAACCTCCTTTTCAGTAAGATAATTGAAATCGGAATCTAGGTTTGAATAAGTACTCCAAGGTCGTGCGGGAATATCCCCAAAACCATCCGTTGTTCCTGTCCATTGCTCAATAACACCACAATACAAATGCCTTTCAACTGCGGTTGCATCTTTGTTAAATTCTTGCAACATTTCAGCAATGTAATACCATTCACCAAAACTTGAACTTCGAAACAATGGATTCACAAATGCATTTAATGCCCTTGAATCATTTACATCAAGCAATCCCAAGCCATCCAATGCGGTGATGGATATTTCATAGGGAGTTGATGCAAGTGCCTCCGAATATGTATCTAAATATAAAAACCCCTCCCAAAGTGTTTGCCAATTGTATGTTTTTGAATCAGTTAATTCATTGGTAATGCAATCCAAGTTTTCAATAACACCTCCATCATTGCGCACTCTGTTTCTGAGATCACTTATCAATGTGTTTTCTTGTGTGAGTTCATTTTCAATACACTCAAAAGATTCAATCCGCCCCGCATTAGTTGCAATTGCTTCAACCCTATCTTGAAAAGAATCAATCAAATGCCTATCATAATAAACTTGCACACGATATTCCTCCTCATTTCCTTTGAAAAAATCATCATAAGAAACATCATCGGTAACTAATAAATTGATTGTGCAACTTGATCCGATAATGGGTTGATAAAAATCATCATCACCCTCCCATTCGATTTGTACGGGATCACCCGTTCCAATCATTGGCAAAACTTCACCCGAATAACCATCTTGCAAAATTTCAACCTTTTTTCCGTTGCCTAATAAATCAGAAAAAATCAATCTGTATTTTACCCCGTATGCCATTTGCTTATTTTAAACGTGATCGGTTGCGTTCCGCACGTTGCAGTGCAACCACAAGATCCTGCCCTTGAATTCTAAACTCACCGCCAACATTCACTTGTTGCGCTTGTTTCCCGCCAATCATTCCCTCCAATTTACTTAATGGTGCAATCACTTCGGGATTTTGTTTTGCGCCCGTATATTCACCCATAACACCCAATGTTGTGCCTGAAACAATACCACCATCGGCAAACTTTGGAATTGCAGCAAATGCAGATGTAACACCGCCAACCATTGTTGCAATATACATTGGCATTGTGAATGGCGCAGCAAATCCCGTTCCACCCGCAGCAACAACCGCATTTGAAATTGCAGTTGCAATTGCGTTTGCAAGAAGCATTGAAATTAAATCAATTACCATCATTGCCATATTTTTCACAAAACCTTCAAATCCATTTTCCGCCAATCCAAGCGAATTAACCATATTTGTTCCCATTGTCGAAAATGCACCTGAAACTGCTTCACCCATATTCATTGCAAGAACTTCCATTTCCTCCATTTTCACACCTAATCCCGTAAGCAATCCAATGATTCCACCAACCTTTTCGTTTTCAACTTTTGGATCAATTTTAATTAAACCACCACCCGTTGATGTTGTGCCGCCTGAAGTATCACCGCCTCCATCACCGCCTGATGGCGCAGTTCCTCCGCCACCACCTACATCACCAATCAATCCTGAAACAAATCCAGAAACTTGATCTTTCACATTTGTGAGTGCACCTTGAACTTGTTCAACAGTTTTCTTTTCAAGTGTTGATCCAACTGCATCGCTCATTGCGTCTGAAAATGTTTGCCCAATTTCAGTTCCCGCATCTTTTACAATTTGTGCATCATCTTTTATTCCTTGTTCAATAACATCACCAAATGATCCTTTGAATCCCTTTTCGGAAAACTCCTTTATCACTTTCCACATTGTTTTAAATATATTCACAAAACGCATCACTTGCGCTTTTGCTGCAATAAATACGGATGCAAACACGGCTTTTAAACCAAATATGGCTTTTCTTAAAATTTCACTTCCATTGAATAAATCAACAAATTGATTATATAAACCAACCACAACTGGCAAAACTTCACCCCAATTTTTATATATGATATAAGCAACACCCGCCAATGCAGCTGCAACCAATCCAACAGGTGAAAGCAATGCTCCAATGAGTGTTGTGAGTGATCCAATCAATGTGATGATTGTTGGCAATACAACTGCAAATGCACCCAATCCGAGAATCAGTTTTTGTGTGCCTTCATCTAAGTTAAAAAAGGAATTGAATACGTTTTGAATAACGGTTGAAACTTGTTCAAAAATAGGCAACAATCCAGTGAGTAAGGTTGCACCAAGTTGCGCAAATGATTCCTTTGATGAATTCATTGCCTTGCGCAATCTAAATTCAGCGGATTGTGCGGTTGCATCAAATGCGGTTTGAGTCATTCCCATTGTGTTATTCATCCGTTCAAAGATGCCACGATTCACCTCAACCCCTGATCCCAATAAATCCAACACCCCTTTCAATGCCCGAATGTTTGGGAATACAACTTGCGCTGCATCTGCATTGGAATCAAATGCAGTTTTTAATGTGTTTAATGTAGATAATAATCCTTCATCCTTGATTTGTTGTTTCAATCCTGATGAGGATAATCCCATTGAATTCAACGCATCCTCCGCTTGTTTTGTTGGTTTCAATAACCCTGAAAGGATAGCATTCAATTGTGTTGCACCACTTGCGGCATCCGTTCCCGTTCTACTCATCGCAGCAAATGCAGCACCAACTTCGTGGAATTGTACACCCATATTTGATGCAACTGGCAACACTGATCCCATTGCACCCGCCAAATCCTCCGATGAAAGTTTCCCTTCACGCACCGCAGCGGTCAATACATCTGTTGCTTGTGCCGCACCGAGTGAATCCGATCCGTACGCGTTCATTGCGGAGGTTGCCAAATCTGCAATCGTTGCAGTTTCACCCAACCCAACTGCGGATGCTTTCAATGATGCCTCCAATGTTTGCATTGCCTCATCACCACGCAATCCCGCTGATGTTATAAAAAACAATGCTTCAGCTGCCTTTGATGATGAAACACCAAATTCATTTGCCATTGTTTTGGCTTTTGCGCCCATTGCATCCACTTCATCACCTGCAATACCAACAAGGGATTTGACCTTTGTCATTGACTTGTCAAAATCCGTTGCCATTTTGATTGCAGCACCACCCGCCAATGCCAATGGTAATGCTAATCTTGTTTGAAGTGATTTGCCAATTGCGGTTGTGCTTTTACCAAATGATTTCAACCGCCCTGATGCGGTTTGGAGTGTTGCATTCAGTTTCGATGCATCACCCAATAAAGTAACTTTCAATTGATTATTTGCCATCCGTAGAATTTAAATGTAAAAATACAAAAATCCTACATCTTTAATTTTTTGTCAAATGTCGCTGATTTGACTTTTTCCAAAAATGAATTGTATTTGTCCTTTGTGGATTTTGGTCGATCCTTTTCCATTTTGGCATATATATCTTGAGGCAATGAAAACAACTTTTCAGGATCAATCATTTGTGATTTTTTTTGTGCATTCACATTGTACACCATTGTTGCCAAATAACGGATGCGTTCCCACTCCTTATTGTGTGAAATATAGTTTGCTTCACCCAAAAGGTGATTTTCCTTCCAAGTGTGTTTCCAAAATTTATCAGGATCAATCCCTACTTGACCGATGAAATAATCCATCAAATCATCCCAAGTGAGTTTCTCAGGAGTTAGGGTTTCGTTTTTTTTTCTGTTGATTTCACAACATTGCGCTTCACACCTTGATTCAAATCATTGCCGAGCACTCTGGATTCCATCATTGCNTTCACAATNTCCTCAAGTTTTTCCGCTTGTAAATCCTCAAGCCAAACCCCAACTTTGAATTCGTTGTAGTCAATTTCATTTCCTTCCTCTTGATCATTCGCAAGGATTGCGGAATAAATAAGCGCACGAATTGTGCCAAGTGAAATGCCCTCTGTAAATATATCCCCAATTTTATCAAGCGAAATGCCCAATGCATCAGTGAAGTTTGCCCAAAAGTTCATTGAAAAATGCAATTTACGCATTTTCCCGCCAAGTTTTATGGAATAATATCCCCGTTGTTTGTTTGCCATAGTAAAAAAATAAGTGAGCGCAATCCCCTCAAATTGCGCTCAAATCATTATGCTTTATCTGATGCGTCAATTTGCCCAGTCAATGTGATTGATCCTGAATAAGAAACAGGTGATTCCATTTCCGCACTTTGCTCAAGTGATGAAAGGAAACCCTCCGCAGTGAAAATACGATCACCTGTTGTTTCAGTTCCAAACACACAAGTCAATTGTGTACGT